TAATATAGTTTTATGTATTTCATCATGCTTTGTTACTTCTATATCAAATGCCTTTTTCTTTTCATTGAGGTCGACTTTGAGAATATTCAACATATTACCAAATACACCTAAATTAAAAATATCCTCAATAAATTTTCTTTTTTCTTGCTTCTTTTTAGCCATGAAAGGTATTGTATTATTAATAGTCATAATAACACAATTTTGAAATATCTCTGGTGTGCAGTTAAACTTTAATTTAATAAAATCGTTAGTGTTCGTTATACTATCTCTCGTCTTATCTTCGCCGTTAACATATAGATAACACTTCGAAGGTTCTAGGGTTCTAATAATTTGTATTTCTTCTTTTTTATCTGACGATTGTATTACAGCGTCTAAAATTACTTCACAATTTTTTCTATTAATATTATTAATAATATTTTCTTTTTTAAGATCGCGTAATGTTTCACCAAAGATAGCAAAATATACAGCATCTGCGATAGTAGATTTACCTACCCCGTTACGCCTATCTTCTTTATCTTTATTAATACCTGTAATAATGTGAAGCCCTCTTTTAAAGTCAATAGTCACTGGTAGATTACCAACTGATAGAAAGTTTTTAATGCTTATTTTATTAAATGTGATTGTTTTCATGCGTTACAAGCTTTCTTATATAATTCAAGACAATAACGAGATACATCAACTTTTTTATCTATATCTAGTAAATTAATAAACTCTTCAATAGCTTTACTCATATCTACACCCGATAAATCTACTTGCTGATCATCATTTATACCAATTGAATTATCATATAAAGAGTAATCCGCTGATAAGCTAAATGGTTTATGGCTTGAAATCTTTTGAATAAGAAGATCAATATTATCGCTAGTAATTTTTTTATCAATTAGCAATTTAATAATATTATTTTCAGCTAATAATTTAATGCTCTCGCTGTTGAGTTTTGTATCTATTAATTCAGTTAAAGATAGTTTTATATGTTTAGGTGAAAGCTTATTTTCAAAAAATTCATATTTAAGTGTATTTAAATCTAACAAATAATAGCCTTTTGTTGAACCTGTATCACCAAAATCCATCTCAAAAGGATTACCAACATATACAATTGTTTTATTATCATATTTCCGTTCGTCGCGTAAATGAAAATGACCGGTAAGAATTAAATCCGTTTTAGTTAAAAGATCTTTAGCTGTCATGCCATGATCGCATAGTTTATGAACATTCATTTTAAAGCTCTCAATTTCTAGATGACCGAAAATAATATCAGACTTTTCAATATTATCTATACTCGCACCCCAAGGTAAAAAAGAACATTTTTTACCGTAAATGGTATATGTTGATGCATCGCTAATAACCTGAATATTCTTCCACCCATCTAATATAGAAAGCGAGTTTACATCTGACCTGTCTTTATAGTATGCATCATGATTACCTACGAGTATTACAATATTAAAATCTGACCACATCTTTAATATTTGGTTAACAACGTGAATAGTGTTGACAGCTATTTCATCGCGATAATGATATAAGTCACCTAAGATAAAAATATCTTTTATACCTGCGCTGTTAAGTTCATCTCTTAACCATTTAGCCCACTTTAAAGCAGTCTCATGCCATAAAATACTGTTTTGATGTACACCAATATGTAAATCAGCGATACAGCATATTTTATTTGATTTTGTTATTAACTCTTTACTCATTAGCCGAATTATAATTATCCGGATCAACTTTATCGGGCTCGACATATATGTGTGCGCCTCCCATTAGTTCCGGGTTAATCATATGCTCTGTATAAACTTTTTCTCTATATTCATTTAAAGCTGCGTGATGTTTATTCTCTTTCTTTATTCTATTAATAAAGGCGTGAAACGCAATAGTTGTAAAGTACGAGAATGGGCTAAAACCTGAATCGAGTCTAAACTTTTGATTACGTAGTGCAGAAAACATCTTAACTATTGCGTCACCAATCATATCATCTTTGTAAGAGTAATTTATAAAATTAGGTGCATACGATAATCCATTCGCAATTTTAGTTAAACTTTCACCTAACTTCTCTGTAATATTACCAGACTTATAATAACAGCGAATTTCTTCTTCAAATTCTCTTCCATTAACATAGTGTACTTTATCTTTAGCAGCTAACTTCTTAAGAGTAGGCGTAAGCTCTGGTGGTATATGCGTAATCTCATCGCCAGCTTCTTCAGCTTTAGTTTTACTTTCTGCTTTCTGCTTTTTAGCTTTAAGCTTCGGTAATTTCTTTAACTGTGTGTTGTATTTTTTCTTTCTCATAAAGTGCTATACGTTTCTCCATATGCAATGCGCTATACTTAAAATCGTCAGCAACATCGAATATTATAAGCTTATCCTTATCCTTATGCAAGCGAAGACCTCTACCTATCGATTGAACTATTTTAATTTTAGCTTTTCCACCGCATGCAAAAATAATATAGTGAAGATTCTTAATATTAATACCTGTTGAAAATATTTTTGTAATAGCTACTACTACAACATCTGAATGCTCTTCAATAAGCTTTCTAATTTTTTCTCTCTCGGTAACCTCAACCTCACCTCTAATAAAATAGCATTGTTTATTTGGACACATCTCTTTAATCGCTTTATATAAATTCTCACCATGCTCAATAAAGTCTACTAAAATAAGAGCGTTATTATTAAGCTTACAAGCGAGCTTACTAATTACAGAATTTCTAAAAGTACTGCGCATTAAAAATCTTTGCTCTTCTCTAAACAAATTTGCTGAAGATATTACCACATCTTTAAATGGATCTTCTTTATAAATTAATTTCAATACTTGAACTTGTACATTACTAATAAAGTTCTCTAATCTAAGTTCATAACTATTCTTCTCATATATTATAGGACCTATTTTACCTATTATATTCCATTGGTCCATTAAGCTTTCAGGCATAGTGCCTGTAAATCCAAACCGAACAGGCGTTTTAATTAACTTAATAATTTTATTGACTTCATTACCTTTTCTAATTTTATGCACTTCGTCAACTATTAAAGCATCTACATTTTGAATCCAAGATAGGTCAGTATTTTTACTTTGTAAAATACCGAGATTAGCAATAACAATATTTGAGTTATCATGCTCATAGGGGCTATTACCTGTCCATTTACGCATAGAAAAAGGAACATTATAAGTTAAAAAGTCGCTATAAGTCTGCTCTACCAACCCTAGATCAGGTACAATATATAAGCATTTAAAATTTGAACCGTGTAATAAGAATATTTTAGTTAATAAAGAAGCCGCGGTAAGAGTCTTACCGCCTGCGGTTGCCAACACAATAGTACCTCGCCCGATGTTAAAAGCTTTCTTAACAATTTCTTCTTGATAATCTCTTAATGGTAAAGCTAAAGGTATAAGGTCTTTAGAAAATTGAGGTTTACTCTCCCAGCGGTGGGAAGGCTTTATTACATCAAAGAGAGTCTCATCTGTTTTAACTTCTCCTGTGTAATTGTTATTAGTTAAATACTTTCTTATTTCGAAATATAACCCAGGTTCAAATCTACCTGCTGGCGTTATAGCATATGTCCTATCGGGTAAAAAGCGGCCATATCTACGTCTAACAAAAAAAGCAGCTTCATTTTTAACAGAAAATGCTTCTCTAATACCTTCAAGCATCTCACCTGTAACAATAGCAGTGTTCTTTTTTATATCGTACGTAAAATTCATTATGTAGTTTCTAGCTTAATAATGTCTACAAGATTCTTAATATCATAAGACGTTGAGCTTAAAGTCTTTTCTGCTTTTTCTAGCAATTCAACTGCAAGTTCAAGCTGTTTAATTTTGTCGTCTAATTTAATAATTTCAGTATGTTTTTCAGCAGTTCTTTCAGCAATAGGAGTAGCAATCTTTACCGGGCTTTGTTCTTGTAGTTTATCAGCCAATGTCTTTTTAAGATTTTCTTTTTCGCGTCTGACCCCTATAAGGTCTAACTTATGTCTAATACACCTACCAGCCCATTTGTGCTTAATGCCGGGTAGTCTTAATTGATAATCTTTTAAATTTAGCTCATCAATTTTTAAGTCATTTTCCAGCTCTTTTATGTAATCTTCAAGTAACATTGAATTAAATAATAGTATAACTTATTATGAAATCAATGGGTTTATTTGAGCTAGCATATCTTAAAGTATTGCAAGAGGATATGGTTTCTGGAGGTCCTGCAAGCGTATTTGGCGTAGGCCAAGGCGGTCCAGCTGGGTCACACGGTAATCAATTTCCTTCACAAAACGATCAAGCATATGCGCCTAATGATACTCGTTTACCAAAATTTCTAGGATCAGGCAAAAAAAAGAAAAAAGAAAAAGTTAAAATACAAAGAAGGCCTTTGCCAGGTTTGGGGTTATAGCTAAATAGTTCTGTGGAAACAGGGCATTGGATATTAAGCGAATCTGTCAAATTGACAGAAGATACTTTTGGTTTTATTTACGAAATTATTAATACGGCTAACGGAAAAAAATATATTGGTAAAAAACAATGTAAATCAAAACTTAAAAGAAAGCCTTTAAAGGGTAAAAAGAATAAAAGAATAGAAATAAGAGAATCAGATTGGAAAGAATATACTAGCTCTTCTGTAGAGTTAAATGAAGATATATTAAAGTTTGGAAAAGATAAGTTTATTTTTAAAATAATAAAAACATGCGGATCAAAATGGGAACTAGCTTACTTCGAGATATCTGAACAAATAGAAAAAAATGTCTTGCTCAGAGATGACTATTATAATGGTATTATAAATGTAAGAATAGGCAGGCCTCCAAAAAAATTTCTTGAACAAAGCTAAAAAGCATTTATTATGATGCGTAAGATGGACTTTAAGCAATATAATTTTAGGTTAATAAATTTTAATCATTTATATACTAAAAATATAGAGATAAAGCTTATTAATGATTTACATCATTACAATCTTTTAGAGTCAAAAATACGGTCAGATGCAAAGAAGTTTCTCTTTCATCATATTATACATGGTGTATGTGAGTTTCTTTTAAATGATAAGGCTACAGAAAAAAATGTAATATATTTTAATAATACCCAGCTTGAAAATTTTAAGATATTAAAATATTATAAAGAAGAAGATGTATTAAAAGCTGTCAATACTGTTTTATTAAAAGTTAAAAAGCTATTGCCTATTAAAGTTTTTATAACAAATATATCTTTTGAGTTTCTTTCACATTTATTAGAAAAGAATGATGGTAGAGGTATAGAAGTAGTTAATGGTATAAGAAACTATATAAACTCTGTTAATATAGAAAAGTTTACATTTAATAAGGTTAAGACGTTTACTAAAAAGAATGATCTAGTATTTCTTAACAAAGAATACTTTAATCTCCTTAAGACTAAACAACTTCTTATAGTATAATTACATAAATATTAGTATGGGCTTTGCCAACACACTAAAAAAATACATGGATATATACTCTGAAGCAGGTGAAGAGCAGTCTGCTTTACCGCCTCAAGATGCTGCAGCTCCAGCTCCTGCTACAGAACAACCTGCTGCAGCTGCAGATAAAGCCCCTCAATCAATACCCCCAGAAGGTTATGTCGATATAGTAAGAATGCTCGCTAAAGCATTAGTTATGAATATACCTGCAGGTGCTATAGATGATTTATTTACAATTCCTATTACTAAAGAAAATGCTACTGAGGTAAGGGAAGGATTACAAGCTGCTATCGCAGCTAACGAAAATTACCAAGATAATCCGCAAAAAATACAAAATCCTCATTTTGAAAATTTTGTTAGAAATATAAATGAAAATAATTTTATGGCAAAGTATAAAGAGATCCTTAATATAATGAAGCGATATAGCAATGATATCGCAGCTTAAAAATGAAGAAGAAGCCTTACAGGAGCTTAGATCAAGTATATCTGTCTGAATCGTTCGCTAGACCCGTTCCCCCTCCTCCCCGTAATATTGTTTATATAAACAGAGAAAACGCAGAGATATTAGTACATAAGGATCCGCCTCATGGCTCTATGCAAGAGTTTAAGGGTGTATCAGATAAAATGGCAGATAGTGTCGCGAACCTACTTAATAAAAGTCAAGCATTCAAATCAAAGTCTGGAAAAGATGTATCTGCTGAAAGTATTATTGATGAGGCTTTGGCTGCTGATGGTTGGAGTGGGACAGAAGCTGTTGAAAGAGTTCATACAGCTTTTAATAAAGTCAGGCTTAATATTAACTCGTTTGAAAATCTAATAGCTATACAAACAGATAAGAATAATCCTTTTAGAAAATTAGTTGAAGCTGGTGACGGTACTAATTTTATTCCATATTTAAACATGGTTCCTGATTCTTTTAAAACATTGTTGGTTAACCCTGAAGATTATAAAAGACTTTTACAAGAATTATTTGTTATTGACTTTAAGATAGGTGGTATTAGTGTAGGTAAGGGAGAGGTGGCTACTACACTAATTTCAGATGCTGTTAAAGGTAAAACAGGTGATTTATTTCTTCCCGGGTTTGGAGAAGTAGAATTTAAAGATTTTGATGCGCGAATGGTAGGTACAGGCGGGGGGTATGCTGTTGAAGGTACTCAAAAAGAACTAAATGAAATTTTAAGTCAAACATCGTCTCCAGGACTATCTGAAAGAGCTTTACAAGTATCAAAGAAAGACGTATTGAACTTTATCGATAAATTACTTACAGAGTTACCGGAGTCGAAAAAAGCAGCTAATAAGCCAGAGATTTTAAAATATTTAGATGAAATAAAATATGCATTGGATAATGATAAAACATTACAAGACTTAATGTCTACAATTGACCAAGTTATACCGCAAATCGTAGATCAAGCTAAAGTAGTTGGTACGATAAAAACTTTAAAAGATAATATTATTAAAAAAGTTGGTGCATATCAAGCTGCCAAAGCTGGTAAAGCTGTTAAAAATTTCAGTTCTGCAGTTAAAGCTTTTTTTAGTAATATTGAAAATCTTTCTGACGAACAAATTGCGCGCGGTATCGTTGCATGTAGAAACTATAATATAGCTCCTGATGAACAAAGTGCTTTAGTAGACTTTTTATTAAAAAATATAGAATTTATAAGATCACAATTAGGTGACTATAATTTTCTTAAAAAGCTTATTGCAGGGTTGCATATAGCGATATATAAAACTCATCATAACTTTAAAGGTATAATATTTGTTACCGGCGGATCTAAAGCTGCAGATGTTGCTTCTAAGAAGATAATTTTCTTTACAGTACCAGGTAATACTATAGGGGAAAAAATAATAAACACAATTAAATTTCTTCAGTCACACAACGTTAGTATTAGTATTTCTGTTGATAATAGAGGCCCTGCAGCACAAGTTTCATTTAATGGGTAATATATGATTTCATTTGCTCAGTTTATTCTAGAAGGGGGAGCTGCAGGTCATATGGCTCATCCTTTTGATCTACCAGGAGCAAATACAGGAAAAAATTTAATTACTATATTTCAAAAACTAGCTAAAAGCTTAGCTACTAA